TCGTCTAATAAACCCGAGGAATCAGATATAGTAGAAAATACTATATCAAAAGAAGAGATAGAAAAAAAGAAGCAAAGGAAACACGCTCGTAATATCACATTCAGAAACAATGTATTATCACATAGACGAACACAGAAAAAATATTCTAATTCATGATATTAGGGCGCTGTCCTTTTTCAACGATTAATGGTTCCGGGACCATTGTTTGAAGACGGTCACAAATATTAAGTGAATTTAAATCGTGGATTACAGGTTTAACAGATGGTTTTGGTTTAACCATATTGCTTGTTCCTATACCAAATAATTGCGACTCAATATCATAGGGATTACTTGATAAATTAGAGGGTGCGACGCGTCCTTGTAATAATCCATTACCGGCAAAATAAGAGGTAGTAGGATTTCCATAATTATTTTTTTGACATGTTAGATAGTCACAAGAACCGGAATTAACATTTTGTTCTAAACGATAATCTCCTTCATTATTTTTACTACGTGTAGAAGCCATCTGGGTGTATATAATAATGTATATTTTATATACACCGAAAAATTATTTATAAATTTTTGCGTATAACTGTTTGTAAATATCTGTTTGTAATAACTCGTCATTTGAAATACCTGTTACTACTTTTTGTAGTAATTTATGAAATAAGTCTAAATAATCATAACCTAACATAATAGTAAGTCCTATGTTAATATCAGTGGAAAACATAAACGATGCGGTTTTTTCATATAGGTTCATCATTTCTGGTATTGATTTGGTAATTTCAAGAATATAGTCCATAGTAACAGTAGCAGATTCATAATCGTAACTCATTTCATCCATAGTTTCATTGTCTAAATCCATATTCGTTGTGTCAGGGTAGTTATTTGAATTCATTTTAAATAAATTGCGTAAACATTGACGATACTCAGTATTATTTGAATACTTAATCGTTAAGTCAATAGGATAAGAATATGCCATTTTCATTACTAAATATAATAGTATAATGTTTATGTTATTTACACGGAAACATTATACAGATGCGAAAAACTCCCAATCTAGGTCTTCACATACTTTTTTCCATATCATATCTTGTTCTAGTTGTTTTTCTCGGTCTTTCATCATAGGTATATATGGCAGGTACTGAGTTTGGTCTAAAAGCACACACAGTTGATGAAGTGTATATGTATAGTTAAAAAAGTTGGTTCGATTAGCCGGACAATGCACCGCCCAGGGTTTTTGAATCTCAATAAATAATACACATAAAGTTTCGTGTAATTCTTCATTCATTACGGGTGGTTTAATTCCGAATAACGAATTAATGTATTGTATATGTTCGAAATACTTGTTTAATCCGAGCTTACGTAACAATTCGCGCATCTTATCATAGTTAAGTTGAGACAAATCTGTAATGCGCTCTTTTTTAATACGTGCTTTAATTGCGTCGATTACTTCATCTGGTATTAATGTAGTTTCCTTAGCTTGGAATTGTGAGAGTATTTCTTTAAAATGGTTAAGACGGATATAGGCTGTATATGAAACTTCATTCGGAGGGTCTTTATTATTAGGTTTAGAACTATCCACAATATATGTTACGAATTTACCGCATTTATCATTATTACATATGAGTATTCCTTCTTCATCTTGAGGTATCATTTCCCCTAGATTGCAAAATTCACAGGTATCAGATTCAATATAATAATCTTGAGAGTTAGTAAACTCATTTGTCACATTTCTCCAATATTGCTGTGTATTCATTTTGGATTGTGTATATTTATTAATAGTTCCATCCTTATTATTATCGTCTAGTTTGATCTTGAAAAAAGAGTTTAGTGCGTCTGTGCTTCCATATTGGTCGGTGCTGGCTGAAATTTGTTGTTTCTGCTCGAAGTAATCGAAAATAAACTTAGAATTGTTTAGTAAATACTTCTTCTTCTCTTGTTTGAGTTTTTTGATGCTCTGCTGAATATCTTTAATCTTGTCTTTCATATTCATATATTCATCAACTTGATTCTTTTGTAAATTTTTGATGGTATTCCTCAACTCATCTTTTTCTCTCTGCAACTGCGGAATGGTTTCACTCTCTATCTTATCATAATATTCGGTTAGTTCTGAATGTTTTTCATCTATTGTATGTATAGTTTTTAATTGGTTGAGTTGCTTCTTTTTAGACTCCCCTTTCATTAACTGAGATGGAATACTTTATATGAACGTTTTTATGTTAGTTTTTATAGTAGGAATAAATACGGATTGTGTATATATTTGTAAGTAAAAAATGGGATATACTCTAAAATACTAAACTATCTAAGAATTTCACCGTAACACACTGCACGTGTCATAATTATCATTGGTAATAGAATTAGATAATGGTTTGACCGTAGGGAAACTATGGTTGTGTTCTATGATGATATATGGTGTTTTTGAAAAATAACACCCATCATTACAATGGGTGAAATTCCAAAATTGAATCAATATATATGCGGCAATAACGTAATAAAACATATTGTATTGTATTGTACTGTATTGTATAGTTGTTCATAACGTATTGTAAAATAATCAATTTTACGTTGTATCAACACCACATACATTTTTTAATTTTTGTAGCACAATCAAGACATATTTGAGGTGCTAAATATAAATATCCAAAAGGGTTACATATGTGGTCTGGATTACTATATCCGCTAATTTTCTTTTTTTTACATTTTTTACATTTATATCTTGCTGGAGATAGCGGAACTTCTTTTTCGTGAACTTTATGTTCCTGACATATAAATTCGTGTTTAGTGGGTTGCATATAATGTTCTTGTTCTGTCATGGTATTATCAGTATACATTAGCGTGTGAAAAATTCGTAAATATTAGAAGAATATGGTATTTAGAAAGTGTATAATGAATACTAAAATTAGCGAAACAACTTTATTAGATTTGCCTCAAAATATAAAAATAGAAAAACCTGTATTTCAAAAGATGATGTTTTTGACAAATGCTTTAGAAGAAGGTTGGAGTATTCGGAAATCGAATGATTCTTATATTTTCACGAAAAAACACGAAAACAAACGTGAAATATTTCAAGAAGACTATTTAGACACATTTTTATTGACAAATAGCTCGCAAACACTTGGTATAAGCAGTAATAATTAATATTTGTATTAGGAAATATTAGAGTTATTTATTGTGAAGATTTTCCTAACAATACAAATATATTTAGGGTATTTACAACTGTAGTTAAAATATTACAATTGTAATTTAATAATAAAACCGAAATTTACATTTTTTTGAATTATCGCTATTAATTAGAGCATTTATTCACAACTTAGACTGTATTTTTAGCAATATTATAATTTTAATTGAATTAATGCGATTTTTCCCCAGATTTTTTTCTTTGTAGAATATATAAATTCCATACAATGGCTGGAGGTTTAATGCAATTAGTCGCCTACGGCGCACAAGACGTGTTCCTTACCGGAACCCCCGAGATTACTTTCTGGAAGGTGTCCTACAGACGCCACACCAACTTTGCCATGGAGTCCATCGAGCAGACCTTCTCCGGTCAGGCCGATTTCGGACGCCGTGTCACCTGTACCATCAGCCGTAACGGTGACCTTGCTTACCGCACCTACCTTCAGGTAACTCTTCCTGAGATCAACAAGAACATGGGCGCAAACAACGCTTGTGGTGCTCGTTGGTTAGATTTCATTGGTGAGCAGCTCATCGCCCAGGTTGAGGTCGAGGTTGGCGGACAACGCATTGACCGTCAATACGGTGACTGGATGCACATCTGGAACCAGCTTACCCTTTCCAAGGAGCAAGAGTCTGGTTACCACAAGATGATCGGTCACACCACCCAGCTTACCTACATGACCGCTGCCGGTCGCGCTGACATTGCCGGACCCTGTGCCGCTTCCAGTGCCCCTAACCAGGTGTGTGCTCCCCGCAACGCCCTTCCTGAGACCACTCTTTACGTGCCCCTTCAGTTCTGGTTTTGCCGCAACCCCGGACTTGCCCTTCCTCTGATTGCCCTTCAATACCACGAGGTCAAGATCAACATTGACTTCCGCCCTATTGGTGAGTGTCTTTTCGCCATGGACGGTACTGCCAGTGCCACCCAGGCTTACCAACAATCCCTTGTTGCCGCATCTCTTTACGTTGACTATATCTTCCTTGATACTGATGAGCGTAGAAAGATGGCACAGAACCCCCACGAGTACCTCATCGAGCAGGTCCAGTTCACTGGTGACGAGTCTGTTGGTTCTTCCTCCAACAAGATCAAGCTCAACTTCAACCACCCCTGTAAGGAGCTTATCTGGGTCGTCCAACCTGATGCCAACGTTGACTACTGTGAATCTCTTAACGACGGTTCCGTCCTTAACTCCACCCACGGAGCCCAGCCTTTCAACTACACCGATGCCATTGACTCCCTTCCCAACGACATTGCCGCCTACGGTGGTGTTGATGTTGCCGACATGACTACCGATGGTGTTGGTGATGCTGCTGTTGCCTCCACTACCGCACAAGGTCTTTCCGATGCCGGTTCTTTCGTCCTTGCCGAGACTGCCCTTGACATGCACTGTTGGGGTGAGAACCCTGTCGTCACCGCCAAGCTCCAGCTTAACGGTCAGGACAGATTCTCCGAGCGTGAGGGTTCCTACTTCGATACCGTCCAGCCTTTCCAGCACCACACCCGTGCCCCTGACTCTGGTATCAACGTCTACTCCTTCGGTCTTCGCCCTGAGGAGCACCAGCCTTCTGGTTCCTGTAACTTCTCCAGAATTGACAATGCCGTCATGCAGCTTGTCCTTTCTGCCGGTGCCGTCTCCGGTACTGCCACTGCCAAGGTCCGTGTCTACGCTGTTAACTACAACGTCCTCCGTGTTATGTCCGGCATGGCGGGTGTAGCTTACAGTAACTGATCAAATTGTCAGTTAATGCGTGACCTACAAAGTATTTTAATAAAAAGGGTTTTCCCACAAAAACAAAATAAAAATTATAAAACACAAAAAATAAATAAAAAATGTAAAATAGTTAATCAATTACCCTGTTGGTTTTGAATCTCCATAAAAATTATAATAAAAACTATAATGTTTTTATTATACACAATAATCAATCTAATTGTTAGTTTCTTTCTTTGATTTCCTGTAATCAGCTAATTCTTTCGCTTTCATTTTCTTATATTCTTCATCACCATATTTTTCTTTCAATGTTTCACGTTGTCGCTGTTTTCGAATACGTGCTTGTTCGCGTTTTTCTTCAGGTGTTTTTTTATTTGTATTTTTTACAATATTTTTTGATGGTTTATGTGTTTTACATATAATCGTGGTTGTTTCTACTTTAATTTTACATTTCAAAAATATTTCAGTCATTTTACTAAATAATTCGTCTAATTCCAAATCTTTTTTAATATGATTACAACTACCACAGCAAGATTTCACGTTACTCATTGTATACCCCAAATTATTATTAACGCGATCAATACCATTTTTATGTTTTTCATATGATTTTCTACCACATAAATAACAATTGCTTTTTATTAATTCTACATATTCATCTTTTGTTATTTCGAATGGTAATGATTTATTACAAGCACGTGTTTTATACTGAGTATAAGATGCTGCATCAGTATCGCAAAACTCCTCCGAAAAATAGCGTCCATTAATTTTCTTATTATATGTCAAAATATGTTCTATTCGTTTCAAAAATACGTCGGCAGACAACGAACATTTCATGTAGTTACACGTCTTACAACAACTCACACAATTATCTATCACATACCCTGTATTTGAATCCAATCGGTCAACGCCATTGAAACCTCGTTCTTGAATAATGTTGCAATAATGACACGGTTCATTGACAATTTTATTAAATTCTTCTTGAGATATTTCAAAATCCAAGTTTTTGTCTCCCGCGCACCGAGTGTAATTAG